GACACCGTCTTTGCTGATGAGATGATAGAGGAGGTGGCGGCATTTCCAAACGGGGAGCACGATGACTTGGTTGACAGCATGACACAGGCATTAATGCGCTACCGGCAAGGTAATTTTGTCCAGTTGCCCAGTGACGATTGGGATGACGAGGACGCACAGGTTCAGATAAGGGCATATTATTAATGGGCGATTCGATAGTAGATTTGGGGGCCGCGGGGTATATAGACATGGGTGACATGTCTATGAACGAAGGGTTTGGCTTGTCCCGCGACGATCCGGCATACATGCAGGAAAGCGGTTTTTCTGGACCGGCATACGCGGAAGACCAAACGCGGCCCGCGGATCTTTTAGGTCCTTTTTTTGAGGAGTACAATCCGGTAGACGGTGAGTATAAGCGACTTGAACGCTATGACATGTATCAGGATTTTCCGGAGGGCCGCAGAGGGTCTGACTTTGGTCGCTCGGCCCCGGAGCTTTATATGCAGGACGGCGGTGAGCCTACTAGGGAAGAAGCGGGAATAGCAAGTTTCTTGTACGATGCCGTTACAGGCGATATACCCTCGGATAAGTACAACGCCATGCGAACCTCCGGCCGTATGGATGACCCTATGGCTCAAGCCATTTATGGCGAAGACCCCACTTTTATGGAGCGATTGGTTAAAGAATATAACTATCCCGCCAACATCCCGATGCAAGACGAGCAGGGCTTCGCGATCATGGATCCGGAAACAGGCGGCCAAAAAATGATGATGGCTACGGATTTTAATCTTCCTGAATATATGCGTACTGGTCGGCCTCGACAGGATATGCCTACATACGGCGAGTTGGAAGATGCGCGGGCACATGCTTTGGCTTCTGCGCTAATGGCGAAAGACTATGGCCCAGAAACGGCGCTTAAAGCAGGAACGATTAAAGAGTTTTCAGAAATGCTTCCATTACTTGGTTCCTCCAAGTACAAAGATGTTAAGATGGATACCCGAAATAATGCTTTTGGCATATCTTTGTTAAAGAAGGCGGGTGTAAATGCCACTCCGCAACAATTAGCAAAAACCGTGGACCGCGAAGTGTTTTCCCAGCTTGATCGTATTTTAGGTCGTTCCGAGGAGCGTAGAAGCACTCCTGCGGAAAGTCAGCCGTTTGCCAAGCATTATTTTAAGTCTCCGGAGGGTGGTTTAGATGTTTATTTTCCGCGGGACAAAGAGGGTTATTTTGACACCAGCTACATATATGACTGACCGCGGCCCACGGTTCTATGAAAATGTACAGGCCTATGGTAAGTTAGGCCTAGAGGAGATAAGAGATGGCACGTAAACCAATTGGCGGTTTGATGGACAAGAATGTTCCTTCGCAGCTTGATCCGGAGGATTTAGCGGCGGAAGTAGAGCTTGAGGTTCCGGGCAGCATGGACAACGTCGTGTCTTTTGAGGGCATGGCTGAAGGCATGGACATTGAGATTTCTCCGGAGGAGGACGGTGGTGTAACCGTTGATTTTGATCCGGAAGATCAGCGCGGCATGAACGACGATTTTTATACAAACTTAGCGGAAGAGATGCCGGACCGTGAGCTTGACCGCATTGCCGGTGAGTTATTGGGTGAGTTTGACGCTAACAAGGCAGGAAGGCAGGATTGGGAAGATGCTTATGCAAACGGTCTTGAACTGCTTGGGTTCAACTACGAGGAGAGGACCCAGCCATTTAGAGGGGCTTCTGGGGTTACGCACCCGTTGCTTGCCGAGGCGGCTACGCAGTTTCAGGCGCAGGCGTTCAATGAGTTGTTGCCAGCCAGCGGCCCCGTGCGAACTGCTATTATGGGAAGCGAAACAAGAGAAAAGCAGCAGCAGTCGCAACGCGTAAGACATTTTATGAATTATTACGTCACTAACGTGATGGAAGATTACACGCCGGACATGGATCAGATGCTGTTCTATTTACCGCTGGCGGGTAGTACCTTTAAGAAGGTTTATTACGACGAGACCTTGGGCCGTGCGGTAAGTAAGTTTATACCGGCGCAAAACTTGGTTGTACCGTATGAGACTTCTGATTTGGACACATGTCCAAACATAACCCAGTCTATTCGGATGTCTTTAAACGATTTGCGGAAAAAGCAGGTCGCGGGCTTTTATTTGGATGTTCCGGTCATTCCGGCGCAGGCTGAGATGGACTCTGTCTCAGACGAGCTAGACCGGATAGACGGTACGTCATCTACGCAGATTGATTACGACTGCACCATTTTGGAGTGTCATGTTGATCTGGATTTGGAAGGGTATGAAGAACTTGACGAGGACGGCGAACCTACCGGTATTAAAATACCATATGTTGTCACAATCAGTCAGGATAACGGGCAAGTCTTGTCTATTCGCCGGAATTACCGCGAGGATGACGAGTTAAAGCGCAAAATCCAGTATTTTGTGCATTATAAGTTCCTTCCGGGCTTTGGTTTCTATGGTTTAGGCCTCATTCATACTATTGGCGGTTTGTCACGAACCGCCACGGCGGCACTGCGACAGTTAATTGATGCTGGTACGTTGTCCAATCTCCCAGCGGGTTTCAAGGCCCGTGGGCTACGTATCCGGGATGATGATGATCCGTTGCAGCCCGGTGAGTTCCGTGACGTGGACGCACCCGGAGGGGCTATTCGTGACAGCCTGATGCCGTTGCCATTTAAAGGTCCTGACCAGACGTTGTTTAATTTGTTAGGTTTTGTGGTTCAGGCGGGTCAGCGGTTTGCCACGATTACGGACATGAAGGTCGGGGACGGTAACCAGCAGGCGGCAGTAGGTACAACTATTGCGATGCTGGAGCAGGGCTCTCGGGTAATGAGCGCTGTGCATAAGCGTATGCACTACGCTATGCGGCAGGAGTTTAAGATTTTAGCTCGGGTGATGAGCGAGAGCTTGCCACAGGAGTATCCATATTCTGTAGAGGGCGCGGACGCCACGGTAATGCGGTCTGATTTTGATGACCGCGTAGATATCATACCGGTATCTGATCCAAATGTATTTAGTCAGGCGCAGCGCATTGCTTTGGCTCAGACTAAGTTGCAGTTGGCGGGTGCGGCCCCTGAGTTGCACAACATGTACGAGGTGTATCGGGACATGTACGATGCGCTTGGTGTGCGGGACGTGGACCGTATTATGAAGCGCATTCCTGATGATGAGCCGACTCCGAAGGATCCGGCGCAGGAAAACATCGACGTAATGGACATGGTGCCGTTACACGCTTTTGAGGGTCAGGAGCACGAGGCGCACATTATGGCGCACATGGTCTTTGGCTCTACTCCTATGGTGGGAAGTATGCCGACTATGGCTATGGCCTTGCAGAAGCACATTATGGAGCACGTAAAGATTGCGGCGCGTGAGCGGGCAGCGGTGCAGTTTATCCAGAGCAGGCAGGCCGCGGGCGGCGAGGCGGCCACTGAGGAAGAGATGTTGCAGATTGAAGGCTTGACGGCACAGTTTGTTGCGGAAGGTATGCAGATGGTCAAGCAGATGTCTGGTCAGATCTCTGGCGAAGGCCCTGATCCGCTGGTTCAGCTTAAAGAGCAGGAGCTTCAGATCAAGGCGCAGGCCGAGCAGGCGGATGCACAGAACGACCAAGCCAAGTTGCAGCTTGACGCACAGAACCAGCAGTTGCGGGCGGATCAGTTCCAGCAGCGGTTGGCGGCGCAAGAGCGGCAGACACAGGCACGTATTCAGTCTGCTATGGAGCGTGAATTGTTAAAGCTTGGAAGGGGCGGACAATGATAGACAGATCTATTCGTTATATGGACGGTGGCGGCGTAGCCGTCCCTCAGGAGGGCGGCAGCACAGAGATGAGCGGTGCCTTGGGAAGGCTAATAGCTCAAAACCCCGAGATTCTTGAGGTGTTAAGAAAACAACAACCGGTGGATAGCAACATCGAAGATATGCCGAGACCGGAGTTTGACATACAAGACTTTGAGGTCATACCGGGACAGAGTGTTATGGACATGGCTCCGGACGCAGGGACTTTAATCCGTCTTGCTGACGGCACAGAAATGCGCGTAGGTTTTTTCGGGGAGCACACCCCTCTTCAGCAGGTTTATTTAAACGCGCTGCAAGAAAGACGCGCGGCGGCCACGCCCTCCCCGGCTCCTACTGCGCCCGCTCCGGTGCCAACACCGGTTGTAGAAAACCCGTTTCAAAGACCAACTGAGGCTCCACCTGTAGCAAGAGCATTGCCTATGCCGGAGCCAAACCGAGTTGCTGCGGGTCCTGCACTTACTCAGATGGAGATGTCCTCCCCGTTTTTTCAAGGCCAACAACCAAATGTCGCCTTAACTCCGGCAGAAGTTTTGGCTATGGCCCGTAATCCTTTTAATAGACCACGTTAGGAGACTAGAATGAAAAGCGTAGTAAAAATTGTAACGAATAAGCCGGGTGCGGCACCCAAGGCAGTAGAATATGCTCAGATTGATAATCAGGGCCGCATTCCTTATGGCAAGACCGCGGATGTAAAGGTTCCAGTCAGCATGAGTCGTGCAACGGCTCGTGGCATGGGCGCTGCCGTAAAGGGTGGCGGCTACAATAGTTGTAGCTAATGCCATTAACGCGGGGGTCAAGTCAGTCCACTATCAGCAAGAACATTAGTAAGCTGATGGACGAGGGCTACAAGCAGAAGCAGGCTATCGCTATTGCTTTGTCAGAGGCGGGTAAGTCAAAGAAGAAAAAACGGAAAAAGGCATAGTTTTTTAGCTTGGGGGCGAAATGATTGCGGAGACTTTAGCAGGAATAGCCCTGTTTAAAAGTGCTGTAGACGGCATAAAAGGGGCGATTGGCACGGCTAATGACGTGTCTGAAATCGCGAGCTATATAGACAATCTTTTTGAAGGCGAAAAGCAAGTTCAAGAACGGCGCAATAAAAAAGCGTCCGCTCCCGGACTAGCCGATCAGTTTGGTGTAGAAACGGTCGCCTCCGAAATCATAGACGCTAAGCTAGCTAAAGAAAAAATGTATGAAATCAGCCAGTTAGTAGACTTACGGTTTGGCCCCGGCACTTGGAGATCAATTGTTGACGAAAGAGCTAGACGTATACAGGAGGCAAAAGAAATGGCAGCAGCGGCAAGAAAGAAAAAAATGCAGGAAGCAAAGGAATTTGAGGAAAACATGAAGCAGGTTGTGTTGGTATCAACCGTAGTAGTTTTAAGCGTGGTGTTTTTTGTCTTTTTGTTTTCAATAATGTTATGACCCAGAAGAAGTTAGAAAACAACAGCCGTTATAATAAACACGATCTGGACGGTGACGGTATCGTAACAGACGCGGAACTGGCGCGAGAAAAAGAAATGATTGAAATAGAGCTTCGCGAGGAAAAAAGCGAAGCTCAAAAACGCATGGCTTGGATTGCTATGGGCAGCATGATTGTATTTAGCATCGTTCTTTTTTTACCGGTTGTATCGGACAATCGCGTTAAAGCTTTAGCCGACTTGCTGGGTCTTTTCTACATAGCGCAAGCTGGCGTGGTGGGCGCATACATGGGCACAACAGCGTGGATGAGTAGAAAATAAATGATATGTTTCAAGCTCTTGTCCTTGCATGTATGGTTTTTCAACCAACCGTATGTTGGCAGCTAGAGGACCAGCTTGGGCCGTACAAAACGTATGAGAAATGCGAGGCTAGGGCGTTAGAAATGGGAAGAGCGGTTCATATCCACATGGCGGGTTATCGGCCGGTATCTTGGAAATGTCAGGCTTTGCCAAAAGGGAGATTAAGCACATGATGAGTTTACTTGGAAGTTTGTTGGGTTTTGGAACAAGTTTCTTGCCGGAGGTATTAAACTTTTTTAAGGCTGGGCAAGAGCACAAACAAAAGCTTGAAACCATGAAAATGGAAGCTGAGTTGATGGAAAAGCGTTCGGCGCTAAAGTTGCAGGAGCTTGACAAACAGGCGGATATAGCTGAAACGAAAGGCATATACGAGCATGACAGATCCATTGATGCGGGAGGTTTTGTTAATGGTTTGCGCGGTTCTGTACGTCCTGTCATAACCTACGCCTTTTTTATGATGTTTGTAGCCACCGAAGCCGTGATCATCGTAAAAGTTCTGGAAAGCGGCGGTGACTGGAAAGATGCGGTAGAGCTTATGTGGTCTCCCGAAACGCAAGGGCTGTTTGCCGCCATTATGTCTTTCTGGTTCGGAAACCGTGCTGTAAGCAAATACATGAAAGGTAAATAATGGAAGCCAGTTTTTTTAAAAGCCTTGAAATGGTGCTTCATCACGAGGGCGGATTTGTTTCTCATCCGGAAGATCCGGGAGGCGCAACAAACAAAGGAATTACGCATAAAACATATGCTGATTTTTTGGGCCGTCCCTTGGAGGACGTAGACGAGCTAAAAAACATCTCAGAAGAGCATGTCCAAATAATTTACAAAAACGGATACTGGGATAAAGTTAAAGGTGATCAACTTCCTGCGGGGGTTGATTTCTGCATCTTCGATTGGGCCGTGAACAGCGGGCCGAGCAGGGCGGCCAAAGCATTGCAAAAGGCAGTAATGGTAGCGCAGGACGGGGCCATCGGTCCGAAGACGTTAGCTGCGGTAAGTGAGATGACGCCGACAGAAATCATAGAGAGCGTTACAAAGCAGAGAATAGAGTTTTACAAAGGTCTAAGCACTTTTGATACTTTTGGCCGCGGATGGCTGCGTAGAACAAAAGAAACTCGTGACTTTTCATTAGATATGGTATAAAAAGATATCAGACTTAATGCGGAGATATACGAGTGGACGAAATTTACTTTGCTGAAGCCGTTTTCAGGATAATTAAAGAGCGGCGTCAAGCAGTTCAAGACTTGTTACTTTATGACAATGTCAAGAACATGGAGCAATATCGTGAGCTTATGGGGAATTTAAAATCCCTAGATCACGTGGAACAGGAACTCAAGGGCCTGCTAGAGAAACAGGAGCGTAGCAATGACTAAAGCGCAAGAAATCAATCTTGAAGGTGTAGCGGAGGGTGTCGCAAACCTCGCCTCGGCTTACGAGGATGTCACCGACAAGGTTTTGAACCCCGAGTCCATTGGTGGTTCACTCTTAGAACGGATGCCAGAACCAACAGGCTGGCGTCTGCTTATTTTGCCATATCGAGGAAAGGGTAAGACCGACGGCGGTATTTATCTCCCCGACGCAGTTGTGCAAGAGCAGACAGTATCCACACAGGTTGGCTACGTCCTAAAGGTAGGATCGTTAGCTTACAAGGACGCCGAAAAGTTTCCGGTGGGTCCGTGGTGTGAACAAGGTGACTGGGTAATGTTTGCCCGGTATGCCGGGTCCCGTTTCAAAATAGACGGCGGAGAAGTTCGGATTTTGAACGATGACGAGGTTTTAGCCAAAATTCAGGAACCTGAAGATATTTTGCATTTCTAGGAGTTGAAAATGGAAAAAGAAGACGAACAGATTGAATTGGAATTGGGTGATTCTGCCGAAGTAGAAGTTTCGGGTGGGGAAGAAAAAGAAGGCGACATACCTCTTGCTGCCGAAGGTGACGACAATTTTGATCGTGCCGACAACGCTACGCAAAAACGGATTGACCGTTTAACTAAAAAGATGCGTGAAGCAGAGCGTCAGCGTGAAGAAGCGTTGAAATTTGCTCAAGGTGTGCAGGCCGAGTCAAACAGCCTAAAAAGCCGTATGGACGCGTTAGACACTAATTATGTCAACGAATACACCAATCGTGTGGAGACTCAAACCACCGCAGCAGAGCAAGATTTAGCCCGCGCCATAGAAATTGGTGACACAAACGGTGTTATTGAAGCGCAGCGTAAGATTACACGTTTAGCTATTGAAAATGATCGGGCACAAACTGCAAAAGTACAGCAGCAGCGGTATGCCCAGCAGGCTCAAGCTCAGCAGCAGGCTCGCTTACAGCAGCCTATGCCCCAACAACAGCCCCGTCGCCCAGACCCAAAAGCAGAGCAGTGGGCTCGTCGAAACGACTGGTTTGGCGAGGATGAGGCAATGACGTATGCTGCTTTTGGCGTACATAAAAAGTTAGTTGAAGACGAAGGGTTTGACCCGCAGTCCGATGACTACTATAATGAACTGGATCAGCGTATGCGGGCAGAGTTTCCGCATAAGCTAAACGGTGGTAGCAAACGGCCCGCTCAGACGGTTGCTTCCGTATCCCGCAATACATCTGGGCGCAGTAGTGGGAAAAAGGTTAGACTCACCCCTAGCCAAGTCGCAATAGCGAAGAAATTGGGTGTGCCGCTTGAAGAATACGCGAAATACGTGAAGGAGTAGTTAGCATGTCTGAAGAACAAAACGAAATGTTTGAAGGTTCTGTAAAACGATCTTCTCGCGCAACACAAACTAGGGAGAAGACGGCAAGGCGTAAGCCGTGGGCTCCCCCGTCTATGTTAGATGCACCGCCTGCACCGGATGGGTTCAAGCATCGTTGGATCCGGGCTGAAACCCGTGGTTTTGACGATACGAAGAACGTCAGCGCTAAAATGCGCGAAGGTTGGGAACTGGTTCGTAAGGACGAGTACCCAGACTTTGAGGCCCCGGTAGTCGAATCAGGAAAATACGAAGGTGTGTTTGGAGTAGGTGGACTTGTTCTTGCTCGTATCCCGGTTGAAACCATTGCCGAGCGGACAGCGTACTTTGCACAACGCAGCGCTGACCAGATGGAAGCGGTTGACCATGATATGATGCGTGAGAACGCACATTCAACCATGACGATTAACAAACCTGATCGTCAATCTCGTGTAACCTTTGGCGGCCCACAGAAATAGTTTTAGGGTCGCCCTGATTAGGAGAAAACTCAAATGGCAAATCAAAATACTGCCTACGGTCTTCGTCCAATCGGGCTAGTTGGAAGTGGTGCTAATTCTACCGGTGTAACCGAGTACGAAATTGCTTCCAACAACACCAATGCCATTTTTCAATACGCTATTGTCACCCCTACGGCGGCTGGCGTTATTGATTATGCTGGCGCGACAAGCGGCGGCACAACACCGGCACTGGGAGTCCTGATGGGCGTTCAATACCACGACTCAGTCCAGAAGAAGCCTGTATGGCTCAACTACTGGCCGGGTTCCGGTTCTGTCAGCGTAGACACAAACTACCCTGTTAAGGCGTTTGTAGCTGACAATCCAAACCAACTGTTCAAAGTCGCGTCTGACGCAACACTTACAGACCGTGCAACTGCACTGGCTGGCGTGTTTGCAAACGCTTCTCTGGGCACTTCAGCACGTACCGGCAGCACCAACACAGGTTCTGCAAACGGTGCACTTAGCGTGTCTTCAATTGCGGTAACGGCTACTCTGCCACTGCGTATCGTTGGCATCATGGATGATGCAGCAAACAACGACTACACAGCAGCAGGTATTCCGTTGATCGTTCGTTTGAACGCACATTTCAACGCCAACACAAGCCGTTTTGACTCGCAGACTACTGCGACCTCAACAGGCGTTTAGGAAAGGGGATAGAAAATGGCTATTTCTCGCGCACAACTAGCGAAAGAGCTTGAGCCCGGCCTGAATGCCTTGTTCGGACTTGAGTACGACCGCTACGAAAATGAACACGCTGAAATCTTCGACGAAGAGTCTTCAGATCGTGCATTTGAAGAGGAGGT